GCGCCCTGGATTGGGGCCGCGTCATTGTCGAGGCTGAAAATAAGCCGGTCCTAATGTTGGCGCCGCTCGCCGTTGCGCAACAGCACGCGCGGGAGGCTGAGAAATTCGGTATCGACGCGCAAGTCGTCCGCTCCGGTGAGGAGATAGGTGCGAAGCGCATTTACATTACTAACTATGACCGCCTGGATAAGTTCGATGCTTCACGTTTCGCTGGCATCATCTTAGACGAATCGAGCGTCATTAAGAATTTTACCGGCAAAACTACGCGCGCGCTGATCGATACGTTTTCAAAAACACGTTTCCGCCTCTGCTGTACAGCCACGCCGGCACCTAACGATCATACCGAGCTAGGCACGCACGCGGAATTTCTCGGCGCTATGCGCCGCGAGGAAATGCTACCAATCTGGTTCATCAACGACACGATGGACACCGGTACTTGGCGTATCAAGGGACATGCGCGGGAGAATTTTTGGTCCTGGGTTGCAAACTGGTCACGCTGCGTTTCCAAACCGAGCGACCTTGGCTTTTCGGACGACGGCTTTGTCCTGCCACCTCTCACCATCACACACAATGAGGTCGCTGCCGACCGTTCACTGCACCCCGGCGAGGAACGAAAGGGTAAGTTGCAAGGTCAGCAACGGCTGTTCCGCATTCCGGACACTTCCGCAACCTCAATTCATACCGAGAAACGGCTGACCATTGCCGATCGCGCCGATCTCGTCGCATCGCTTCTGGCCAAAGAGCCTAATGAACCGTGGGTTATTTGGGTTGATACCGATTATGAGGCGGATGCTGTTAAAGAGCGCATCCCTTACGCCATGGAAGTTAGGGGCAGCCAGAAGGTAGAAGAAAAAGAACGCCGGCTTGTAGCTTTTAGTGAAGGCCGCGAGCGCGTCATCCTTAGTAAAAGTGTCATTTCTGGTTATGGGCTCAACTGGCAACACTGCGCGCGGCAGTGCTTCGCCGGCATCTCGTTTAGCTACGAGAATTTCTACCAATCGATTCGCCGGTCCTGGCGCTTCGGCCAACAGCGTCCCGTTCACGTTCACGTCGTCTGCGCAGATACCGAGCGCGCGATTTGGGCTGTGGTCGAGCGCAAATCCGGCGACCACGAGGCCATGAAGCGAGAAATGGTCGCTGCTATGCGGCGGTCAGTCCAGGAAGAGACTAGCCGCAAGATTTACCAGCCAACGCAGGAGGCCAAGCTACCAGCTTGGATCGCGGCATGAAGGTGATTGCGAGCGAAGTCACTGACCGCTACTCGGCCTTCAACGCCGATTGCGTCGAGATTGTTGCCGATCTTCCGACCGAAAGCGTTGGCTTCTCCCTGTATAGTCCTCCATTTTCCCATTTATTTATTTATTCAGATAGCGAACGCGACATGGGAAATGTCAAAAATGATGAGGAGTTTTTCGCTCAATATGGATTTCTTTTACGCGAACTATACCGCGTAACCAAATGGGGACGCCTTAGCGCTGTACATTGCTCTGACCTATCGCGTAGCAAATCAACGCATGGCAGAATCGGACTTTACGACATGCCAGGCGATATCATCCGCTGCCATCAAGCTACCGGCTGGACGTATCACTCGCGCATTACCGTTTGGAAGGATCCCGTAACGGAAATGCAGCGCACCAAGGCGCTTGGGCTACTTTACAAGCAATTGCAAAAGGATTCCACGCGATCGCGCCAAGGGATGCCGGATTATGTTCTGGTCTTTCGCAAGACTGGCGCCGACGAAAAGGCCGGCGATCCAGTAGGGCAAGACGCCAATCTATTCCCCGTCACGCAATGGCAGCAATGGGCGTCGCCGGTCTGGATGGACATCAATCAGACCAATGTTCTCAACGTCCAAGCCGCGCGCGAGGACAAAGACGAGAAGCATCTGTGTCCGCTGCAGCTCGATATCATTGAGCGCGCCATTCGGCTCTGGACCAATACCGGCGATATCGTGCTTTCACCCTTCATGGGCATCGGCAGCGAGGGTGTGACGGCGCTGAAATGTGGGCGACGCTTCATCGGCGTTGAATTGAAGGCTGCGTATTACCGGCAGGCCGTTCGTAATCTGCAAGGCACGGAAGCCGAGACGGCGCATGGTGATTTGCTGGATGTGGCGTCATGACAACAGAACGAAAAATTGAGGCGGCAATTGAAGATCATCTTCGTGGCGAAGGGTGGCAGCTTGATACGCGCGGAGATCACATTCTTACCTATAGCGTCGGCTTTGAAAATGACGAGGGAGAAGAAGAGATTGAAATAAACGTTTCAAAATTAGCACGCCTTGTCGCTGCGGAATTGGTTCCATGACCACCCGCCCTAAATCAAAATCCCCCGAGCACGCGCTCCAGGTGGCGGCATGACTATCGTCATCGAACTTGCTGGCACGCCACTCGGCAAGGGCCGTCCGCGTTTTATGCGTCGTACAGGCCACGCATATACGCCTGAGAAAACCAGGAATTTCGAAGGCAATCTGCGCCTTGCCGCACAAGACATCATGGCCGGTCGCGCCCCGATGGAGGGGCCACTCTGTGTCCGCGTCGAGGCGCACTTCCCCATTCCGAAGAGTTGGAGCAAGACAAAGCAGGCCGGAGCCCGGCTTGGCGCATATCGACCAACCACCAAACCAGATTGGGAAAATATCGCCAAGATGCTCGATGCTTTCAACGAGATCGTATGGCGTGACGACAGCCAGGTCGTTGAAGGCGTTATTGCCAAATTTTACAGCGACCGACCTCGATTGCGGGTTGAGGTCAGCCAGAGTTTACCAAGCCGAACCTAACCAACGTAGCAAAAGGAGCAGACCGTGAAAATCATCTCAGCAAGCGACCGACTAAAAGAAAGCAAGGGCGTCAAAGCTTTGATCGTTGGCCCTGCCGGTGTCGGCAAGACCAGCCTGTTACGCACACTCGATCCGACCAACACGCTATTCGTCGACCTCGAAGCCGGCGATCTTGCCGTGCAAGAGGTCAAGGTCGATGCAGTGAGACCACGTACCTGGGAAGAATGCCGCGATCTGGCCTGTTATCTTGGTGGCGCCAATCCCGCTCTTCCAGCGACCGCTTGTTTCAGCCAAGCGCATTTCGATGCCATCACTGAGGCCATGGCGGGCATCAGCCTCGCCAAGTATGAAACCTATTTTATCGACTCTATCACAGTCGCCGGGCGGCTTTGTTTCAAATGGTGTGAGCAACAGCCCGAGAGTTTCAACGATCGCGGCAAGAAAGACGTGCGTGGCACCTACGGCCTAATGGGTCGTGAGATGATTGCGTGGCTCACGCAACTGCAGCACACGCGCGGCAAGAACGTGATCTTTGTCGGAATCCTGGAAAAGCTCGTTGATGACTTCCAGGTCGTGCATTGGGAATTGCAGATCGAAGGCAGCAAGACCGGCAAAGAGCTCCCCGGAATCGTGGACCAAATCGTAACGATGCAGTTCATCGATTTTGGTGACGGCAATCCGGTACGCGCTTTTGTCTGCACGCAACCTAATAGCTTTGGCTATCCAGCCAAGGATCGCGCCGGACGCCTAGAACAGATCGAAGAGCCGCACCTCGGCAAGTGGCTTTCGAAGCTGACCGGGACAGGGCCGCGCAAGCCGGTCGATCACACCCTTCCGCAACAGGCCGCAGAGCCCGTCAAAGAAGCAGTAGCCGCGTAATCATCACCCCAAGCCAAACTCAACAGGAGAAAACTATGCCTGACTTTAATAATGCACCTGAACAGCGCGAAGGCGGCCTAATTCCGGCCGAGACTATCGCCACGGTCCACATGACCGTCCGTCCCGGCAATGCCGGCGAGGGCGGATGGTTGAAACGGTCCAAAGACGGTTCGTCCATGGGCATCGATGCCGAGTTTACGGTTGTCGACGGCGCTTACGCCAAGCGCAAGTTCTGGAAGCTGTTTACGATGGAAGGCGCGTCGGAAAATCATCAAAAGGCCGGCGAGATTTCGGCCTCGCAACTTCGCGCCATTCTGGAATCGGCGCGCGGTGTGCGTCCCGATGACGAAAGCGAGAATGCCAAGGCGGCTCGCCGTGTTGCGTCATGGGGCGACTTCAATGGTATCCGCTTCATTGCCAAGATCGGCGTCGAGAAGGGCAAAGATGGCTACAAGGACAAGAACGCCTTGGACGCTGCGATCACGCCGGATCGTAAGACCTGGCATAAGGTCGATCAGGTTGCACAAGCAAACCAAACTAGCTTTGTGCAGGCTGGCACGCCTGCGGCAAACGTAGCCGCGAAGGCAGCAGCGCCGACCGGCAAGCCGTCCTGGGCAGCGTGACACCATGGATAATCCCCTTCCCACTGAAGATGAATGGCAGACACGCGCTACGGCCGCAGCAATCGCGGCGGCGCGCAATGTGGTGAACGGCGGGGAGGGGATTAGTCCACGCGCGATGATTAGCTCGCTCTCGGAAGTCGAGTGGGGCTGGATTGTCTGTGCTGCGCTCTTTGGCTGGATCGCAACCAAGGCTCAGCAAGCAGTATGCGAAGGACGCGGCGCTGACGAAGCCATCTACACTATGACGCACCGTGACCCATCACCATGGGAGGCCGGAGCGGTCGAAACGATCCTTCCGGCCCTTGCCAATATCGATGGCCTCGATTGGTCGAAGCCGATCGGCGAGTGGTCCAAGGATCAGATCGTTTCATTTTCCTGGCAGATTTATCGCCTGACCAATGCTGCATTGGCACAGCGCGATGAGGGTAAAACCGATGTCATCACCAAGCTAAGCCTTGACAGGCAGGAACGAATTATCAGCGCGTTGAACGGCGGCCCACTGTTGAGCCGCGCCGAAATAGCAAATCCATTTGTATGACGATGCTTGACCTCAACCGCGCCAACTTGGCATCGACTTCACTCAGCATCGCCGTTAATGCGGCGCTAGACGTTGCCGCCTTGTCCGAGCAACGCGAGGAGCATCGAGACTACCTCGGGGCCTCCAGCATTGGTTCGGAATGCCTTCGCAAGGTGCAATACGATTGGCAGTGCGACTCGGTTTTCCCGGCTCGGACCAAGCGCATCTTCGCCCGCGGCCACGCCTTCGAGGAAATCGCGGCGCGCATCTTGGCTCAGGCCGGATTTCGGATGGAGCGCGGCACGCCGGCCACAGAATTTATTGATGGAGATTTCCGTGGTCACGCCGATGGAATCATAGTCGCGGGCCCAGACATTCCCGATCTGGCCTATCCGTGTTTGTGGGAACACAAGGGCTTAGGAGCCTCGGGTTGGCGCAAGCTGGAAAAGGACGGGCTACGCAAAGCCTATTCTCAATATTTCGACCAGTGCCAACTTTATATGGCTTATTTGAATCTCGATAAAAATCCGGCCCTTTTCACGGCCTGGAATTCCGACAACTGCGAAATGCTCCATATTGGCGTTCCGTTTGATGCGGAGGCTGCACAAGCTGCTTCGGATCGTGCCGTGCGTGTGATCCAGGCGACCAAGGCTGGCGAGCTGTTGGAGCGGGTTGCGTCTAAGCCGGACGACTGGCGCTGCAAGATTTGCTCGCACAAAGAAAGGTGCTGGCGATGATCGGTGATTATACGACTGACGACACGTTTATTGTGCAGTGGAAGCATCAAGCGTGGGAAGCGTTCCGCCCATTCGAAACAAATTTCGGTTCGGTGGATGTTTTATCTGATATCGATTGCGATCTTGCAAAAAAATTTAATGAACAAGATATTCTGTTCTGGAACGCCATCGAAAAGAAAAACAAGGCCAATATAGAAATACATGGGCCAGCTTATTTGCGTGGTTGTGCGGCAATCATTGAGAGGATGACTTTAGAAGAAAAGGCGTTGAACTTTGATCGGGCAGCGGCGCAATACGGTCTGGGACAGCATCCAGGAAGGCCACCTTCCTATAAAAACGCTCGCGCCCGATGGAATTGGTGGTACAAAAAATACTTAAACTCAGAGGATTGGTCAAAGCGACGTGCGCTCGTAATGGCACGCTGCAATCAAGTATGTGAAGGGTGCGGAGTAAGTCCTGCATCTCAAACTCACCACCTTACTTACGACCATGTAGGCTATGAGTTTCTTTTTGAGCTTGTTGGCGTGTGTAAGGAATGTCATGCTAGGGTTCATAACAAAGCACCATGACAGCCGAACTCCTCGATTTCAACAAAGCGAGGCGCCAAGGCGAGACGCAGCGTTTTGGCGTCGATGTCGAGGATATCCGTGATCGGCTCCATGCCAATCCGAGAAGCTTTATCGAATGGCTGTTTTCTGGCCGCGCCTTTGTCCACAAGAACGGCAGCGAAGCCCGTATCGGTAATTGCCAAGGCGAGCCCGGCGCGTCTCTTTCGATTCAGCTATCCGGTCAAGATGCAGGGCTATGGAAAGATCATGCCACCGAAGAGGGTGGCGACCTGATCGAGCTTTACCGTTTCTCCATGGGCTATGCCAAGGGCGCCAATTTTGAACTCTCTCTCAAGGAAATAGCCAAGGAGTTTTTCAACGATCCGATCGAGATCGAGCGCGGGCAATGGCAACCAAGCGCGCTGGAGCGAATCGAGAAAAAGAAAGCGCTACTCGGAACCAAGCCGCGTCCCGACATGCTGGAGCTCGGGGCACCGGTCGCGACCTATCCTTATTATGACACGCGCGGCAACGTCACCGCGTCCGTGGTCCGTTACGAACCGGACGGGACACGCGAGAACAAGACGTTCCGGCCCTATTGCTTCAAGACAGTCGAGGGTGCCACCAAATGGATCATGGGCACGCCAGACCTTCGCCCGCTCTATCGCCTGCCTGAAATCTCCCTTGCTTCAACCATTGTTTTGGTTGAGGGCGAGGGGAAGGCCCTGGCCCTGGCTTCGGTTGGAATCGAGGCGACCAGTGCCATGCAGGGCGCCAACGCGCCGATCGAGAAGACCGACTGGTCGCCGTTGCACGGCAAGACCGTGATTGTCTGGCCCGACAACGATGAGACCGGGTTTAGGTATGGTCGAGCTGCCGCCGAGCGGCTTGTAGCTCTAGGCTGTACCGTCAAGCTAATGAATATCCCAGCCGATAAGCCAGCCAAGTGGGATGCCGGCGATTGTGTCGCGGCTGGCGAAGATCCCAGGCAGCTAATCGAGACCGCTTATGCTTTCCAGGTCCAACCGCGCCAGCGCATTCGATTACTCGATATCGATGAGATCGAAGCCTTGACCCCTCCCGATTGGCTGATCGATGGCATTCTTACCAAGAATGGCTTGTCCATCATTTGGGGCCGCTCTGGTGCGATGAAATCCTTTGTGGCCCTCGACATAGCTCTATGCCTTGCAACCGGCCTGGCGTGGCACGGTAAGGCTGTGGAGGGCGGTCTCGTAATCTATGTGGCGGCGGAAGGTGCCCATGGTTTAGGCCGCCGCGCTGTTGGGTGGCGTCGGACCCGCGGGGTAAATCTCATAAAGCCCCGATTTAAGCTCATCCCGCATCCCGTGGCCATTTCCGGTGATGACCTCGCCCCTTTGGTCGAGACCATTCTTAAGCTCGATCAAAGACCCGTCTTAATCGTTCTGGATACCCTAGCCAGGACTTTCGGGAATGGGGACGAAAACAAGCAGGCGGACATGAACGCCTATGTCAATGCCGCCGACAAGCTCCGGGAAACAACCGGTGCCAATGTCATGATTATCCACCATTCCGGTGTCCATGAGGAACGCCGAGAACGCGGTTCGAACGTGCTCAGAGGAGCTGCCGACACCGTTATTAAGATCGCCCGTAGGGACGATAGACTTGAAATCATCAACGAAGCCCCCGAAGGAAAGCAAAAGGACGCCGAAGAATTCAAGACAATCAAACTCCGCACGCAAAAGGTGTACTTCCAGCAAGGCGATAAAGAACAAAATACCCTAGTTCTCAACGTAGACGAAAATGTAGCCAAAGATACCAAAGCAGAGCCACCAAAGCTAGGCAAAGTAGAGATAGCCATTCTGAGGGTATTAAAAGACGCCGGACAACCGCTCGGGTTCATGCGGATAAAGCTAACCGTCAAAGCTAACGATGGATCGATCAGCCGTGCGCTCGAAAGCTTGGTCGATAAGTCGCTTGTCAGCCTCTCAGAGGCGAGGGGTAAGA